TGCGTACACGTTAGTACTGCGGGCGAAGGGTGTGGCCGCTGTGAGGACCCCCCACCGTGCTTCATAGTATACGCGCAGGAGTACGGCCTTCGCTTCTGGCAGATCGCGACGCTATTCCCGTATAACGGGCATGTGCGCCTTTCTGTCTACCGACCCAACCGTCGATGCCAAGCGTTTTGCGCTTGATGCTGACCGGCTGAAAAGATGCTTCGAGAGTGAACAATTTTCCAAATCTTTCGAGGCAGCCCGCCATTTTGAGAATTTATGCAATATTGTGCGGAGAGCCGGTTGGTCCCCATACGTCAACCAATCAAGTCACGACGAGCGAAGGATCGCCAACTGTGAGCCGAACCAGCAACCACAAGAGCCCGCCAGGCCCCTCTCAAGGACTTTAAAGACAATACTGGGAGTGTGCCTTGGCCGGTGCCGCCCCCTTCTTGGCCATGACTCACCCCACGAGATGGTCGAGGAGTTGGAGCGGGACGCCAGGGAGAAAAGCAGCAGCCTCGAGGAACTTGTTCTGACGAAGCCCGCTCATTCTTCCTTGGCGTGGTACTGGAATGAAGACAAGCGGCGTGGAGAGGAACATGTGCAAGTTGTACACCCTTTCCATGTCATCGTGATGAACATGGTCGACTTTTACGTCGACTGGAAGAAACTGGCAGTTGGTGTGCCAATCCTCTTCCGCACGCTACGTATCACTGAGCCATGTGGACGGGACGACCATCGTCGCTTCCGATTCACAGCCGATAATTCTCTCGAATACATCATTAGCAGCCGCACGGATTCGATCAGCGGCGAGCGCCAGGTCAAGTCGTTTAACCACGGCATCTGGGTGTTCGAGAATGGGAGCGAAGTCTCGTTCGGTGGCCATTCTTATCGCGTGCATGTTCGGGATCCCAATCCTGACGCTGATTACCGCTTCGTCCTGCTCATACCGATCGCTCGTGCACCAGACACAGTCGAAGAGCTCTGTCTTGGCGCATTTGGTGTTAACCCACGATACGTACATCACTCGTCATACACGGGTGTTGCCACGAGTATTTGCAAGAGCTTTGCTCTTCGCATTACGCGCGCGGTCGATCAACCCGACCCGAAGGAGCCAGGCCTCCTCCTCACTCGCGGACTTTCGAGTCATTATACTTTAACGAATTTGATCGCGATGTGGTGGAGTCAGACGGCGGCTCCGCTCCCAGCTGCGGCAATAGTTGGGGCGAGTTCAGGTATTGTATTCCTGCACTTGCTTCCAGCCGCAGTGGCAGCAGTCGCTGCGTTCGGCCTCGCCAGCGCAGCCGCTGTGACCGCCAACGGGAGCTACCGCGTATCCGTGCCATCGGCCCCACCGTTGAGACGGTTGGAGGTCGCCGTCAAGGGCAAGGAACACTCGTGGTCTGTCCTCGTTGTCCACCGAGTAGGTGCCCAACCCATTACGAATCCGAGTTATTCGGAGATGGTCAATCACGATTATGACCGTGATGCTCCGATGAAGATTGATGAGACGCTGCTCGTCAAGATCGCTCTCTTGGGCGACTACACCAGCGTCACAATCTCTCACTCGATGTTCATGCAGATGACCAGCCGTTTCAGACTCACGGCGGCAGATGCAGTCGAACAATTCCAGTGGAAGGTGCCGCGAGATCGGGCATTCTTGCTCGATTTCCTCAAGGACACGAAAGGCAATTACGACCCAGACTCTGTGCCATTCGTCCTACTTTACGAGGCGTCTAACAAACGCTATGTCGTCGATAAGTGTAAGGGTGTCCAGCCGCTTATGGCCCCTCTTGGTGTCGTCCCTCCTCTTGGGGCAGACACCAACTCATCACACAACGAAGCGAAAGGGGTGAAGACACGAATTGGCGACATCATGGCGGGTCCACATGAGTCACTGATGAGTCCGTCCCTTATGGATCACGGGATGGAATTCGTGGGACATCTGCAGTCGGATATGCTCGCGGCTACGAATAAGAAGGTCTTAGAACCTTGGCCGCATGAAGCTGTCCTTGACCACCAGACAACACCATTTAAACGCTTGACAGTTGAGCGCTCTTATGCCGCCGGCGATGCCCGGCCTCTCAAGAAGTCCGATCAGGCCTTCGTCAAATGTGAAGTTGACGGAGGAGAGGCTGCAGGCAAAATCAAAGGCGAACCGCGGATCATTTCAACCAAGGAAGGAGATCGAGTCAAAGCGCACTATCTTAGCTATATGTATGCGCTCAAGGAAGTACTCATGATCCTGCCTTGTTCCGCGGTCGGGCGCTCAGTTCGGTGGGTGGAGAACGCTGTAAAGCGAGTCGCCGCCTCATCGAACAACGGCAAGCTCTTCGAGGCTTCAGTCCTGCCACACAAAACGGCGGTGACCAATGTACAATACTCAAAGCTTCGGACTTTCGAAGGTGATCTCAGCCGACAAGACGGGCGCAAGTCGCTCCCTTGGCGAGTCATCTTCGATAAGATCCTTGAGGCGTTCTTTACCGGTCACTACCGCGATGAAGTCAGGGCACTTCACGCTGATACAGTTGCGATGACAATGCGCACGAAAACGGGTGGAGAAAAGTACGGCACAGGATTTACAGAGGGCTCCGGCATGGCAGATACGACAGTCAACAACACGCTGGAGAATATGTTCATCGCATACCACGCGTTCCGGATCAAGGGTTACTCCCCATCCGAGGCGTGGGCCTCTACGAAAGTCGGTTGTATCTTCGCCGGCGACGATTCCTGTGGCAGAGACCTCCATCTGAGTGAGTTCACGGAGTCGGGGACTGACATGCATCACGTGCTGAAGTACGTGGATGTTAAAGAAGACATGCCCCTCGGTTTTCTCGGACGCAAGTTCGGGCCGAGTTTGAGAGTGTTACGGCAAGTCGTCTCTAGCATTCACGACCCAGCGCGGAGCATCGTCAAGTTTACCTGTTGCGTCAACAAAATTCCAATACTTGAAGATCGACGCAAACGACTCCATGACAAAGCTCGTGCCATTATGACCACTGACCGCCACTCGTTCGCAATCTCGGTTGTTGCCAAATGCGTTTTGGACGCCGGGAAGCGCGAATACGGGTGGACGCCCGAACTCAATTACGATCTGAATTACAACCTCGCAGTTAAAGACGAAGCGAGTGGCGAGACTGCCACCTACTCACAAGATGAGTGCGTCAATGACTGGAGCGAAGAACTTTACCGCAAAGTTTGGCCAGCGATCAATTTTGAAGCGTTGGTCGAGTATTTCAGTGCGGATCGCTCATTCGAGGAGATCGAGCATCATCCTGTTTTCGGGCAACCGGCTCAGTGCGACATCGCAGACGGCTTAACAGTATACAGCTGTCCACTGGATCACACGCAGCCGGTCGAGGTCGTCAAACATGGAACTGACGAGGCGACCAAGATCGTGCACAAGGAAGGCAAACCTACGAAATTGAATCCGAAGGCCCAGAAGCAATACAAGAAGGAATTTCACCATGCTACTGGCACCGGGGAGGCGAAGGAAACTCAGATATCGATTGCAAAGAACTCTGACGACCCTCACCACTCCGATGACCAGTTTGCGGCCTCCAAGTCTTCCTCGAAGTCGAGCGTGAAGAAGTTGAGCAAGGATCCGGCAGTGTTTTCTCCTGCCGCGATCGCGGCGGCTAAACTCACGAAGCCCCCGCCCAAGCCTGAATCGCATAAAGCTGCACGAGCGCGCAAATGGTCCGAGAAACGGGCCGCCGCTCAAGGCGGTCAGGCTGCTCAAGAAGCCAAATCTGGTGACAAACCTGCGTCCAGCGCCAAGAGCGCTGTTAAGTGTGCATCCGTGAGCACGCAAGGAACGCAGAGCGTGACAACGCCCCACGACCACCCGGCCAAGACCGCCGGTGGGGCGGAAGACGTTAAGGGGAAGCCGGCCGTCGCAAAGGACAATAAAGATCAGGTCTAGCGCGACGGACCGGTGCCCACGGGGCCGGTGTTGGTCAGACGCCGGCCGGTGTCCTAGTAGCGAGGAACCACTATCTGCTACAGCTTAAAGCTTACGAAGCTACATCTCCAGTCACAGACAGGAAACCTCATTTCACATGCCAAATACCGAAGCCAAACGACTCGTTGACATCGTCAGGAGCAAGGATCCCATGACCGGGCTCTGTGATGAAAAGCAAATCACAGCCGAAGCCTGCGATTGGCTCAAGTCAGCACTTGACCCATTTCACGACTTGCAGCTCGACCATATTCGAGGGTACCCCGATGTCTCTACCGAACCCACTGTTATCATCAAGATTCGCCAGGCAATTGAGATCAGCCGCCCAGCCGGGCTCCCAGAGGACCAGAACTGGGACTGCCACATCTGTCTCTCTCCGATAGACTACGCGAAAGCGCAGAACCCGTTGAGGGAAGACGGTGCGGCAGGGCCACGGGATGGCTACAACATTGCCTCGCGGTTTACACCGCAGGGCTCTGCTGGTTTGCCAGCTGGTCTCGTCACATTTGCCGGCGCAAATGGTACAGCGGGGGAGAGTGGTTTGACGGGCAGGTTTGACGGCCTGCTCATCAACTCGGTCCCCTCGAACCTCCCGAATGGAGGCGACATGACGTTCACACCAGGTCATTGTCCAAACGTAGCTGCAGACGGCTACGCATTCGACCAAATCAACTTGGACAATTTTCTAGATTACGATAAGACCGACCTGGGTGCGTACCGTCTCATCTATTCCGGTTTCGAGGTCGTCAATACCACCGCGCAGATTTACAAGCAGGGTGCGGTTACTGTGTACGAATACGGTCACTCGCAAGATCCAAGCCAAGTCTTGGCTGAGCGGAAGATACCGGGAGCAGTTCCCCCGGCGGCTTTCTCCACTCAGGCGACGATCGCAACGAACACGTACCGATGCCCTCCGAACACACTCGCGGAGGCGAAGATCATGCCCGGGGCCCATTCGTGGCCCGCCATGGAAGGTTGCTATGTGACAGGCAAGTTCCAGTCGCAGAATGACTTCCAAGGCGTGACGCAGCGCAATTACGTCATCGCGCAGAATAACGAGCAAGCTGGTGTTCGTTCCGGTTACCTTACTCATGCCGGGATGAACCAGGGCGGCTCGTTCACTTCACCGGGCCTTATTGGCGAAATGGTCGGAGCACAGGCCATCGATGGGCCACCAGTTGGCCAACCTGACGGGACTACAGACAGCTCCCCGTACAATGCAGCCCCAGCAGTTCACTTTTCTCGCATGAACACTGCTGGAGCCTATTTCACGGGGTGCTCGCACAAGACAACTTTTCTCGTCACTTGGCGGGTGGCCCTCGAGATGCTGCCCTCGGCGAATCGTCCGACGTTCTTGGCACTCGCGCAACCCAGCGCGACATATGATCCCAACGCCCTTGTACTCTACAACCTTGTGGCAAACGCACTACCACCAGGCTGTCCACAAGATTGGAACGATCTTGGGCGTTGGTGGAGCACCATCGCAGAAGTTCTGAAACGTGTTGTCCCAGCAGCGTACCCGTTAGTCGGCGCAGCGCAGATGATCATGAAAGGCTTTGGAGCCGGCCAGCAGGCACTCAATACTATGCATCAGCTCAAGAGTGCACTGCCGCGCCAGAACAGCGCTCCTCAGATCAAGATGGTCACACCGCGGCGCCCGCCACCGCAACCCGCGGTCGCGAACTACGGGCATCCAGTGCTGCCGGGCTCCGGCGGGCGGAAGCGGCAACGTAACAAGGCAAGCCGCCAGCAAGCCGGGCGCGTTCGGATGGGGAAAGTGATGGTTGGCAAGTGAGGTTTCGACAGTAGCGCACACGCGCGTCCAGTACAGACGAAAGCAGTGGCGGCGGTCTCCCTCAGTCGGCCCGGGGCTCAGTGAGCACCCGGGAGGGCTCGACAGACTACCGCAACATCATTGCACCATATACCAAAAAGAG